GTGGGCAGCCGCGTACCCAGCCTGCGACCTCGATCGCCAACTCGCGGCCATGGACGTGTGGTTGCGCGAGAACCCCGCCAAGGCCCATAAGAGCCGGTGGGGCCGATTCGTTTCATCCTGGTTGTCACGGTCGCAAGACCGTGGCGGAGATTCACATGCCACAGCAACCCGAACCAACACGTCTGCTGACGTCCGCCGCGCCGCCGAAGCCGCCAAGCAATACCCCGAGCCCGAAGATCGACCTTTGCGGCGCTATTGACGCGGCGGGGCTAGTCGAGATGGGGAACCTTATGCGGGCCGCCGGTTTCCCACGGCGGCACTTGGCGAATGCGCCTTGGCTACCTGAGGACGAACGTCTCGGCGAGAAGTTCTCGGCGGTCGTGGCTCGCCTCGGATCCGGCGCGACGTGGCTGTTGTGCGGGCCGCGCGGTACCGGCAAGACGCAGCTTGCGACTCTCATCGGCGTGGCGGCTGTTGCCCACCACGGTCGGGCCAGGTACACCGTCGCGGCCGAGATGTTCGTGGACCTGCGGCGCGGTTTCGATGAGGCGACCAGCGAGTCGGCGCTGTTGCGGTCGTATCAGACGCCGCACATGCTGATTATCGACGACGCGCACAACCGCCGGCACAGCGAGTGGGAGGACGAGACGCTCATGTACGTCATCGACAAGCGGTACCAACTCATGCGCGACACCGTACTCGTCACCAACGAAAACGAGCCCACCGCCCGGCTCCGCATGGGAGCCTCGATCGTCGATCGGATGGTGGAGTCCGGCGGCATCATCGAACTCGACGGATCGAGCTGGCGGCAGCAGGCACAGGAGCAGCACCATGAGTGACAGACTGGCGGAGATCAAGGAACAGTGGGGCGACACGGCCACCGACGATGGCTTGTGGCTGATCGAGAAGGTCGAGCGGCTGCGGGTAGAGGTCGATAAAGCGTGGCGGGCCGCGACAGATCAAGGCGCCGAGGCATCACGGCTTCGCGTCCGAATGTTTGAACTATCAGAAGCCTTGCACGAGGCGGCGTTCATAAAGGTTTCAGATGCTCGTACTTGAACTCAAGGCGAACGACCCGATCCGCGTCGGCGATTGCCTTATCAAACTGGAGCGGTTCCGTCCATCCGGCCGCGTTTGGCTTGCGTTCGACTGTCCTCGAGAGATCCCGATCGTCCGGCTCAGCGCGGAGAGGAAGCGTCGGGAAGCTCTAGCTGCTCAACTGAGCAAAGAAGCAGAACAAGAGGCTGGCCGTGACGAACGCTGAATCTGTCAATTACTGGAAAACAGGTCGCTCCGATCCGGACACGCTGCTCGATCGGGCCGAAAGGCACATCGTCGATGCTGGCGGGACAATCACCGCCCGCGGACTCGGCATGTTCGGCGGCCATGAAGCGGTGCTGCTTGGATTCGAGATCGGTGGAGAAGCGTTCAGGATTACGTGGCCGGTCTTGCCGACGCGGGATGACGAGCGGGCATCGCGCCGGGCTGCACGCATCCAAGCGGCCACGTTCGTCTACCACGACGTAAAAGCGAAGTGTCTCACGGCGCGGGTTCTCGGCTGGCGAACAGCGATGCTCCCGTACCTGCTAACCAACAACGGCCGGACGGTCGCGGAACTGTCCTCGCCGGAACTGGAGTCATGCCTGCCGAGGCTACTGCCCGAGGGCGGCCCACGATGACGCCGACAGAACGCACAATCCGCCACTTCTTCGACCGCGGCATCATCGCGGGCCGGATTGATCGGCGCACAGGACCGATCGAGGTCGATTGGCCGGGGCAGGGCGTCGGGTTTGCTGACATTCTGGCCGCGCCACCCGAAGGCCCGCTGCTGATCCAAGTGACCAGCAAGGCCAACCACGCCAGCCGAGTGCGGAAGGTCTGCGAGCAGTCCCATGTCGTCCGAACCTGCCTACAGAACGGGTTTATGGTCGAGTGCTGGAGTTGGGCCAAAGATGACGACGAGCCGAGGATCACGCCGATTACACTCAACAAGCTCGGTTCTTGACCTCCCAGCCCGCTTCCGATAGAACAACCCGGCCACGATCTCCAGCAGGAAGGCTCATGGATGGGCGACGCCTGGATCATCGACCTGTTGAAGTATTCCCCGGTCCCCGTGGCCTGTCTCATCGTCATCTACAAGCTCGTCTGCGTGTTCATCAAGCACATGGAGGCGCGGGACGCCGTACTGGCTGCCATCGGCGACAACTGCCACCGTATCCAGAAGATGGCGATTGAGGCCATGAACAGCAACACGAAGCAGCTTGGCCGTGTCGAGTCCTTGCTGGCTAGAATCAACGGCGATTGGCCGAAGGTGGGCAAATGAGGAAGCGGATCTGCGATATCTGCTGCTCGCACTGGCTCGACGCTCTGATGGCCGTGGTGATCGTGGCAGGGCTCTACTACCTCTGGAGGTACGCAAAACAATGAAACGGTTTACGTGGACCTACTCTCTGGTGGTCGGGCTCGTCATCGCGGTTGGCACCGCCATCCCGGTGTCGTGCGCCACCGGCCCCGACCTGTCGGACGATCCCACCGTGGTCACGGCGCTGATGGACGAGGCAAGTGCGGCCACGGCGTACCTACAGGCCGAAGTCACTCGGTTGAAGTCCAAGGCGTTGATCGAGCCGCTTACGCCGGATGAGGCCGCCGAACTAGCGCGGGCCGAAGCCCTGATCGGGCTGGTGAAGAAGAACCTCGACGACATGAACGCGCGAGCCGCAGCGGCCGGGCGGTCACCGGACGCTGGCGACGTGGTTACCGGGCTGACCCCACTGTTGCCGCCGCCGTTCAACATCCCGGCCGGCATTATCGCTGGCGCGTTGAGCGAGTGGTGGAGGGGCCGCAAGAAGCGAGTCAGCTTCAACCGGCTGGTCGGCGCCATCGACACCGTCAAGGGCGAGAACCCCGAGTTCGCCGAGGCACTGGATGGGGCGGGCACGAAGTTGAGGGCCGCGATGGGGCCGGCGGCGAGCGAACTGGTGAACAGGGTCCGCAACACAGCGCCCTGAAATAACGGAGACAGACGATGATTGCGACGATCCCAACGCAAGCCGACCTCGACAACATGACGTGGCCGGAACTCAAGACGCTTGCCCGCGAAAGCGGCGTGCCGGTCGCCCGGCGACCACGGAAGCTGATCGCGGCGGAACTCGCCCAGGTGCTCAAGAGCCCGCTGGCATCGGAACCCGAGCCGGAATCCGACGACCCCGCGTTGTGGCTGCACTACCCGCCCGGCGTACGGCGCGGCAAGGGACACTGGCAGGCGGCCGTCGCCGCCCACGTGCCCACCACGATCTTCTGCTACAACCCCGCCGGGGCCCACGCGTGCTCGTTCTACGAGTCCAACAGCGGGATGAAGATGGACCACCGCAAGCACGCGCAGCGGTTCGTTGATCTCATGGAGGGCTGATGAGGCTGATCGCGCGAGTACATCCTGCCGACGAGCATCGTCCTGGATGGGGCGAAGCGTGGCTTGCCGGCGACGGCCGGATTGTAGTGATGCCTGTTCCGCTCTGTTTTCTAGCCAGACTGGCGCGGTGGTTCTATGATGGCCTCCTATTCCGGTGGTGTCGATGCAGCCATGTCAAGGACTTGAAGTAGATGCTCGACACGAGCCCCGAAAACCTCTGGCTCGAAGTGCAGGCGGCGATCAACTTCCGCGACAGCCACCTCACCAAAGTCGACGAACTGATCGGCTACTACACCGGCACCGCCTACAGCGGCCTCGGCGGCGACTGGCCTGAGAACCATATGTTCGAGTACGTGCGGCTCAACACGGCCAAGATCGTGTTCGATAACCCGCGCGTGCGATGCAAGACCAGCCGTCCGACACAGCGCCCGATCGCCCGGGCGATCCAGCACGGGCTCAACCGCAACGCCCGCGAGACGAAGCTGCGGCGCTTGCTGAAACGGATCTTCGTGGGACAGTGCTTCTGCTACCAGGCGGTGCTTAACACCGTCGAGCCGCAGGGGTGGTTCGACCCTCGCACCAACAAGACCTACCACTGGCCGGCGTCGTACACGCTGGACCGCCGCCGCTTCTTCTTCGACCCGCTCTGCCAGGTGTACGGCTACGCGCGGTACGCCGGGCATATGTGGATTCGGGACAAGGAGGACGTGGCCATCGAGGCGAAGGACAGCCGCAAGGGGTGGGACATGGAGACGATCCGCAACCTGAACGCCGATGACGGCGTCGAGGCACTACCCGAACGCGCGGGCGCTCACCGAAGTACGTTGCGGCGGAGCGAACTCGTCGGCTACGACATCTGGGTGCCGGAGATCGACACGGGCGACCCCGCCAAGGGGTTCAACGGCACGATCTACACGATCGCCTACGGGGGCGGGCCCGACAACCCGCACGCCGCCCACATCCGCAAGCCGCGCCCGCACTACGGCCCACGCTGGGGCCCGTACACGTTCTTCGGCGTGTACCCGGTTCCGGGCGACCCGTACCCGCTCGCACCGTTCATCGCCAACTTCCCGCAGATGTCGGAACTCAACGCGATCGCCACTGCGGCCAACAAGTCCGTCAAGAAGTACAAGCGGCTGATCCTCTGCTCGGCCGAGAACAACGACCTCATCAAGAAGCTGAAGGGCGGCAAGGACCTCTTCGTGTTCCCGGTCAAGGGGTTCAAGAAGGAGCAGGTGATCTCGCTTGAGCTTGCCGGCATCACCGCGCAGCACGTGCAGCAGTTGCAGATCGCGTTGGACCGGATGGATCGGAACTCCGGCATCGACGATCCGGGGCGCGGGAAGTCTGGATCAAGATCGACCGCGACGGAGATCGCCGTGGCCGACGAGTCCCGCAAGGACTCGGTCGCCTACGTCCAGCAGGAGTTCACCGACTCCACGATCGACATGCTGGAGTCACGCGCCTACTACCTCTACCACGACGACCGCGTCGGATACCCGCTCGGCGAGGACGCCGCGATCGAGATGGGCATGGGCGAGCCGTGGTTCTATGGCGGTTCCGGCGCACAGGACGAGTATTCCTACGACGACCTGGAGATCGAACTCGAACCGTACAGCATGGAGCGAATGAGCGAAGCGCTGGGCCGGGCCTCGTACCGGGAGCAGATGGAACTCGCCTTGAAGGCCGCACCGATCATCCCGAACACGCCGTTCTACAACTGGAAAACGCTGTTCGACAAGGGCGGGAACGTCAACAACGACCCGTACTTTTCGGAGTTCTTCCTGCCGGAGATCGCCCGGATGGTGGGCATGATGGCGATGCAGCAGGACAGCGTCGGAGCGATTGGGGGCGGAGTTGGCGATGGGATCGGGTCGACGTCGCCCCCTTCGACTAACGGCAGCATGACGGGCGACCTGACGGCCGCGGTGGCGCAGCCGTGAGCACTGAACACAAGCTCGTGCTGATCGAGTGGGTGGATTCCTACGGCTGCTCGTCAGATTGGCGGAGCATCGAGGGATGCGATCCGAAACCGACGGTCTGTCGTTCCGTCGGCTGGCTCGTCCATGAGGACGAGAAATGCAAGACGATCGTTCCGCACATCTGCGAACAAGAGGGGCAAGGCTGCGGCGACATGACAATCCCTACCGAGGCGATCAAGTCGGTGGTGGCTCTGGGCCAGATTGCCCCGAGAGAGGTTTCCCCCTGATGATCTACGTGTTCCGAGCCGAGGACGGCGAAGAGATCGAACTGCCGTTCAATATGGCCGATGTCCCGTCGATCGGTGACACCGTGGACGTGGACGGAAAGGCGTTCCGGCGGATTTTTTGCGGGATCATCGGCAAAGGGACCATTGCCCAAAAATCCAAGTACCCCTACCTGTCTAGCCACATGGACCCCACTCCGGGCTCGGTGAAGGGGGCCAAGACGGTGCGGACGGCGCGGGGCAAACCCAAGGTTCTCATTGAGAGCCGGGCCCACGAGCGAGAAGTCATGGCCCGTAACGATCTGGTCGCGGATTGACCCGGCCGTCTGAATCGGCTATGACACCACGGATGGTAGACACCGCCACAGCACCCGTAGCCGACCCCGCGGAAGTTGCAGCGAACGCCGCAGCCGAAGCGCAGGAAGAGGCAGCCCTGGACCGGATCGTCGGTTCCGACGCCACCACGCAGCCCGTGCCGGCGCAGGATGCTGCCCCACCCGCGCCCACGGATGGGCGGGTACGGGACGCGAGTGGCAAGTTTGCCAGCAAGACCAAAGAGACTTCTCCCACTGAAAGCACGCAGGAAAGCGAACCCACGGCCGCATCGAACAACGATGTCAACGCCGGCGACTCTGCGTACAACAACGCTTTCAGATCATTGCAGAAGGACAAGGTGCCCCAGAAGGTTCTTGACTCGCTTTCCCACGACGAGATTGTCGCGTGGGGAGATGATCGAGCCAAGAACCACCTCGACATCGACCGCATCAAAACCAAGAACGCCGAGCTTGAGCGCGCCGCCGCGCTCGTGCAGGGCAAGTCAGAGGCGACCGCCGAAACCAAGGCGGTCACCATTGACGACGACACCCTCAGCGAGTTCGTCGAAATCTTCGGGGATGAAGCGGCCGAGCCCCTGCGCAAGTTCGGCGAGTCGATCGTCAAGAAGGTCATGGACGGGCTGGGCGACCAGCGCAAGGATCTTCAGACGGTCATCGCCCGGATGCAGGCGCAGGAGCAAGTCGAGGCACGCAAGTCGCTCTCCGACAGGTACGACCTGTCCGAAGAGCAACGATGGCAGGCGGTAACGGCGTACATGGACAAGGACGCTAATACGCACACCACGGCACACGATGCCGTGCTGTCCGCCTGTCGGCAGTTGTTTGCCGACGAGCCTCACCCCGACGCGGTCGCTGCGGAACATCAAGCACGGGACAACGGGCAACCGACGACCGAGCACCGCGCGACCCCCACTGCATCAGCACCCACCCTCGACGACCTTGAGGATCACCTCATTGACGCGATCGAGGACGGGGACGCCGAGGCAGGCGACCGTATCAAAAAGGAGATACGTCGTCGTACCGCGGTGCCGCTGATGTTCGAGGGCAAGGTCGGGGTGAAGCAAACTCGGTAGGGTTCGCGCTTCGATAACCTACTTACGCTGGAAGGAGGCCATGGATGGCCGGATCAGCGCTTACGAACTTTGCGGACTTCGTCAATTCGACGGGTCCCGCGTACCTCCGTACGCCGACGCAGTTTCTCAACGAGGCCGTTCAGCAGACCTACCTCCTTCCGCGGTTCCTCCGCGGCAAGGACTTCGACAAGGTCCTGCAAGGCGGCTCCAAGATCAAGGACGTCGTCATGTTCGATGACGCGTCCACCTACCAGCGGTACAACCCGAACGAGCCGTTCACCTGGGTACAGCCGCAGATCACGACCGAGCAGCAGATCTTCTGGCGGTTCTCGCTGGACCACATGAGTTGGACCGACCACGAGGTCGAACTCAATATGGACGAGGGGCTCACCCGGGCCGCCGTTCGTGTCCAGTACAAGCGCCGCAAGAAGCAGATCGAGCAGCGCATGTGGACCTCCATGCTCAACGGCATGGAGAAGGACCTCTTGCAGAGTCCTCACACCGCCGCCATCGAGGCGCAGATGGAGCAGGAGGACGGCAAGGAGGCGTACTCGCTCGGTGCGTTCATCACCGAGGACACCACCAACTTCGTCCCGGTCGGCTGGACCACGATCATGGGGATCAACCCGGCCAGCGAGACACGTTGGCGCAACCAGGTCAGCCTCTACAACTTCGACGACCCGTTCACGATCGGTCCCGAAGATGCCGGATCGCTCATCCAGGCGCTCGACGATCAGTGGTTGAAGGTCATGTTCCTGCCGCCCGACGGGTTCCATCCGGAGCACTTCGAGGTGGCCGCCTTGCAGGCGTTCGCGCAGGGGATCTTGTGCTCACGCAAGGGCAAGAACCTCTACAAGACGGCGCTCCGCGAAGAGAACGACCGTCTCGTGACGTTGCAGGACGCCGCGTACAACGCCACGAAGTACAGCGGCGTTGACATCGTCTACCTCGCACAGCTCGACGCCGGCAAGGCCAACGGGGTGTCCGCGATCTTCGAGCACGATGGCGCGCGGTCGGCCGCCTACGACGAGGCCGGCAACAACGCTGCCGGGGCGGCCGTCACCGGCGCCCGCGACGGCGCCCGGTTCTGGTTCTGCAACGGCAACTACCTCTGCCCCGTGTTCCACAAGCGGCGGTACTTCTACAAGAAGACGCCGTACACGCTCGAAAACCAACCGTTCACCTGGGTCGGTCCGGTGGACTGTTGGAACAACCTGTTCTGCAACTCGCGCCAGCGTCAGGGCATCGTCGCCCCGTTCGCGTGACCCAACAGATGAAGGGACCCGCTGTCACTGGGATGGCGGGCCCTTTCGAGACTCACTATGCGGCCCATGCCTTCGGGTGTGCCCGCTGAAAGGACTCTGAATCATGACATTCCCGAACACACGCACGCCCAGCAGCGTCCTGCCCGGCGCCATCGTCGGTGACTTCGTCTACTTCGACGACTTTATCGACGGAGGCGGCTTCGTCGCCGCAACCGGCCCGAAGGTCGCCACGACGGCCAATGTCGGCACCTGGCACCTCACAGAACTCGGCGGTGCGACCACCACGATGATCGTTCAGGACGACGAGCCTGGCGGGGTCGTGGTGATCTCCGATGCCGGTTCGACCAACCACGGCAGCAACCTCCAGATGAACGGCGCAGCGTTCTCCGTGGCCGCTGGCAGGGATCTCTACTGGGAGATGCGGTGGAAGCCCGGTCACGCCACGCAGTTGGACTTCGTGATCGGACTGCTGAACGCGGGCGTTACGGCCGCCATCGCCGGAACCGTGACGCAAGCCCTGGTGTTCCGATCCGGCGCGGTGGACACCTCTCCGGACAACGCAGGGACGGCCGACATCATCGCTTCGGCTGGCGACGACATCACCTCATGGACCCACGCGAACATCACCGAGGTTGACACGGGCGTCAACATGGTCGCGGACACCTTCGTCAAGACGGCGATCTGGCTCAGAACTTCTGGCTCACAGAGGCGGGCCATTTTCTACGTCAACGGCAAGGAGATTCTGAACACCACCAGCAACATCCCCGATGTCGGCACGGCGCTGAGTCCTCTCATCGCCCGGCAGAACAACGGCGGTGCGGCCGACATGGAAGTTGACTACGTGTACTGCGCACAAACCCGCGCAGCCTGAACACTAACCTCATGCAGCCGCACCTTTACCCAGGGTGATTCGCGGCGGAATTGGAGGCTTTCATGGGTATTAGCAACAGTCGGGCCGCAAGCAACAGGCGGCTGATCCTCGCGGGCATCCGCGGCGGCGGCACCACAGGCGACGTGTTCTACGTCGATTCGGGGGCCACGGGCGCCTCCGACACGGCAGGTCGAGGCAAGAACCCCTCGATCCCGTTTGCCACTGTGGACTTCGCCAAGGAGCAGGCCACGGCCGACCAAGGCGATGTCATCATCCTGATGCCAGGCCACGCCGAAACACTCGCCACGGCAACGGCGTGGGATATGGACAAGGCCGGGATCGACGTCATCGGACTGGGGCGGGGCAGCTTGCGTCCCACGTTCACCCTGTCGGCCACGGCGTCCAATGTCGGGATCACGGCGGCCAACTGCCTGATCGAGAACTGCATCTTCACCAGTGGTACGGCAGACCACACGATCACCATGACCATCGCTGGAGATGAGTTCACGCTCCGCGACTGCAAGTTCCTCAACGCGGCCAGCTTCGAGGCTGGACACATGGTGACCGTTGGCCTGGTGGACAACGACGCCGACAACTGCCTCATCCAAAGCTGCAAGTTCGAGGCGATTGCAGTCGGGACCACAGCGGCCATCCACCTCCCGCAAGTCATGGATGGCGTCATCATCGAGGATTGTCACCTCGTCGGTGAGTGGGGCGCGGCTGGAATCCTCTCAGCGGCAGAGGTGCTCACGGACCTGACGATCCGTAGAAACTACGTTCGGCAGGACACCGCGGCCCAGCTTGGCATCGAGATACTCTCGGCTTGCACCGGGGTCATGTACGACAACTACGTTGACACCGCCATTGCCGGTGTTGGTGGAATCGACCCTGGTTCGTTGTCCTGTTTCCAGAACTTCACCGACGACCAGGAAGTGGACACGTCCGCAATCCTGTCGCCTGTCGCTGGTGCCTGACCCGTTTTCTCCACCACGTCTCCATCGGCCACTGGCCGGTGGAGTCGTTTAGACAGCATCCGTCACCCAAGGAGGCTAGATCATGGCACTCGCCGGCTTTGACATTTCCAGTGGTGGCTCCGGCGTCATCAGGGCTGGTGCCGCCTTCACCAGTGGCGCGCTCGAGCGGGACATCTCGTACTACGACGACTTCCTTGAAGGCGGCTTCAAGGTTGACGCGGCGCTGCTCAACGAGTCCGACCCGTCCAGTAAGTTCTCCACCATTGCCAATTCCGGCGTATGGCTAGTCACCTTCGACGTGGCGCCCACCATCGTCATTGCGGACGGCGAGCCCGGCGGTGTACTCGTCATCACGACCGGCAGCAATGCCAACGACTTCGTGTCGTGCCAGATGAACGGCGAGGCGTGGGCGGTCACGTCGCTCAAGGACATCTACTACGAGATCCGCATGAAGCTGGCTGACTCCAACGACACCCGCTGGATCGTGGGGCTCTGCTCCACAGATGTCGCCGGCACCACGATCGGTCCGATACTGGATTCCATTGACGGCGAGGGGTCGATGATCGGGTTCGTGCAGAACACCGATACGGGCGAGGACATCGGCTGCATCCTCCAGAACGGCGGCACGGGTACCACGACCGACTCCGGTGTTGATGTCTCGAACGACACGTTCGTAACGCTTGGCCTCCATGTCCGAAGCAACGTGGGCGTGGAATACTTCGTCAACGGCACTTCGGTAGCCGACGTGACGGCCAACGTGCCGGACGCCGATGCCGTGACGTTGAGCATGGAGGTCCACTCGCCAACCGCTAGTTCGACGCTGGAAGTCGATTATCTTTCCTGCGCGCAAGTGCGCTGAGGTGATCTCATGGGCGTTTCAGGACAGTCAATTACCGGCGGCAGTCTCACGGATGGTCAGTCTTTCATGGGGCTGTCGGGCTTCGAGGACGACTTCATAAGCGTCGGTGCCTTCAACGCCGCGCTCAACGTGACCCCGTGGGTCATTAGCCCTACTGGCGGCGTGGCCGCTGTCTTAGGGGAAGAGAACGGCGTCATCGTCATGACCAGCGGCACCGGCTCCAACTGCCAGATCACCAAGCCCACCACAGCGTTCCGTCTCAACTACGGCAAGCGGCTGTGGCTCGGTGCCCGCATCAACGTGCAGGACATCGACGCTTCAAGCTGGTTCGTCGGGCTGAGTACAGCGGACACAACGATCGTGGACTCGCTTCCGGCCAGCGTCGTAGGGTTCCTCAACACAGAGGACGACGGCACAATCGACACCATCACCCAGGCATCAAGCACCGCATCGCGGGATGAGCAGACCGCCGACATCTTCACCGCCGACAACCAGTGGCGGGAATTCAAGGTCATATGGGACGGTCAAGGTCGCCTGACGTATTTCGTCAACGGCGCCCGGCGGCAGTTGTATACCGCCAACATCCCCACGAGGACGGCACTGACGTTCTCCATCGAGATCGCCGCCGCCGCCGCAGACAAACTGTGGGTGGATTTTGCCTACGCCTACCAGGAAAGATAGGACAAGGAGTGCGGATAAGTGGCGAACGTCAACATCACGACCATCCTCGAAGTCTCCGGGCACGGGACGGTCACCCTCGGCAAGCACGGCGCTCAAAGCGACTCAATCCAGTTGCCGAAGGTCGTCTCGGTCACGGGCACACTGGGCGAGAAGCGGGGCTCGTTGGCCGCTTCGGGGCTGGCAACCCTCTACGACAAGGCGACCGAATCCGCCGTCATCCCGGCGTTGTTCAACTTCCTGTACTTCTGGGCTGACCAGGACTACCAGATCCAGTTGATAACCGCCGCCACCGAGGTCACGCACTCCGGCGCCGCCGAGGTGCCGTTCATTCTCAGCGAAGGCGGAGCGTTGGGATCGGTCGGTCTCCTTGCCTCTGCCGGGACGACCAACAACACGGCCGTCGCGACTCTGGTAACAGTTGACGAGATCACGATTCACAACATCTCCAGCACCACGGCCATGAATTATCACCTCATCCTGGTCGACTGATGCTCACCTACACCGAACTTGAGAACCACGCCCAGTACGCGCTGGAGGGCGGTACAGAGATGCCGCAGGGCATCACGCTCGCACACGTGATCAACCTCGCGGGCACGTGGTTCATGACCGCGCACCCGTGGGCGTTCCGCGAGGGCGTCGTGGCGAAGCTGCACTTCACCGCCGATCAGGAGTACGTCGATCTGCCGGCCGACTTCGGGGCCATGACAGTCCTGCAAATGACATCGAGCCTCGTCTCGACGATCAGCATGACGACGCCGGGCGAACTCATCGCTCGGCGGGTGCGATCCGTCACCGTGACGCAGCAGCACTACTGGGTCGCGCTGGTGCAGGGTCCGAAGAACGACCGGGCCGGTGCGTTCCCACCGCCGCGGCTGGAAATCTGGCCGACGCCTGCAAGCAACAGCGAGAACGCGCTCACCTGCATCTACCGCCGGAAGTGGCTTCGGTTCGCCGACACGGAGGCCGACACGTCCGTCGATACCGTCCCGGTGCCGGAATACTGCGAGATGGCGCTGATCCAGGCGGTCCGCGCCACAGTGACCGGCTGGGGCGAGCGGCTCATGCAGCCGCAGGGTGGCATCGAGCCCCTGCTCGCCAAGCTGAAGAAGAGCGCGATCTGGCAGGCCGCGATCGAAGAGGACGGCCTCCAGCAACCCGACTACGGACCGCTACAGGGCGGTGCGATCGAAGATCCCAACGAGCTGCTTGGTGGTATATTCACCACAGCAACGACTTCTGGCGACCCAGTGTAACGGAGTGCTCGGATGGTCACTTCAGTCAACGAGCTTCGACCGACCTCTGTAGCCGGTCTGGTCCTCGCGGCCGGACCAGTCGGCACAGCCGGGGCGAGCTTCTTCATCAAGGTGAACTCGGCGATCATGGACCACCGTACGCGCATCGCGGACACATCCGGCGACGGCGACCTTGCGCCCCGGTGGTCCGCGAACTACTGGCTGTACGTTGACTGGCTGATCCGGGGCTGGGTCGTGTCGGGCCAAGCTCTCGGCATCGCCAACCTGATCGTCACAGCCAACAACCCCACCGGCACGACGCTTGTGCAGTTTCACCTGGGCAAGGATTCCTCGAACCGAGTGGTCAAGGGTGAGTTCCTGGTCCACCGGGTCAAGATCGCGTGGGAACGCAAGGCCGCGTTCATCGGCTTGGCTATCGCCCTGAAGAACACCGCCACCAATGCGGACGGCCTTGCCAACTATGTCGAGGGCACATAAGCATGGCACCGGAAGATCCCGTCAGCGACGAGGAACTGGAGCGGAGACTTCGTGATGACGAGGTAGACGACTCCGAACTGGGCGAACTCCCGACCATGGGGGACGATGAAACCGAGCAGCCCGGCGTCGTGTTTCAGGACGAGGACCCGGAGAAGTTCTCGCAACTCATCAAGGAAGCTGGTGGGGAGCCGGCGGTTGCGCAGGAAGGTGGAGATTCCGACGACCCCCTGCTGCGGATCGAGCAGTTGATAAAGGGCCTGCCTGACGCGATTGCGTCTGTCCTTGGAGTGACCGAGTGACATGGTCGATGCACAAGGAACCGCAGATGCCTTGGCGCAATTCGGGATGCACTATGACCTCCACGACGGGGGGTACGTGCAGCAGGGCGTCACGAGCCTGTTCACGAATGTCGCGGTTCGCAAAGCGTTCCTGAGCGCCAAGGTCGCCAACCTGATCGGCATCGACGTTGGCGACCGTGACTCGCTTACCCGGGCGATCAGACTGACTCTCCTGGGCGCACCGGGCGTTGACGTTGCCAACCAGGCGGTCCACCCGTTCACGAACCCCAAGATCCCGCTCTACACGGTCAAGGCGTGGCGATGGGGCGAAGGCGTGTACTTGGAGTTGTACTACAGGTTCACCCGGAGCACCCTTCCCCCCTACGCAGCGTCAACGACGTCGTCTCTGGAGACGGTCTACGAGCATGAGCCGGTGTACCGCCGAGTCACCGTGTTCAACCCTGGATCACCCGGTCCGCCGGTAGTGCCCCCAAGTCTAGATGTAGTGCCATTCTTCGATGGACTTCCGAATGGCGACCCGGACATACCCGACCATGATGCGGGGGTTGCAGATAAACTGAACACGCCCCGCAGCAGGATTCACAAGAAGCCTGCGATGCGCGTTCAGTTTATCTGCAACCCCCGCATCATGGTCGGG